AAGTTAAGGCTTGTTTCATAACAATCGCACCTGCACCTTGCAGTAAACTATTTAAAGATGCATGTGCATTTCGTATGTATATCTTTCTACCATCTAAACCTTTGAGATATTTTTTTGTTGCTGCTCTTTGAACTCTATCTCGAAGTGATTTAAATGATGGTTTATTAGCAAAGAAATGTTTTCTAATTCTAGAACCATCTGCTTTGTTCCCTCCAACCACTTTGCCAAGTTTTTCATCTCCTGCTCCGTACATGAGGGCATAGATGAATGTTTTAGCCTGATTTCTTGATTTAAGTCCTGCAAGTTTTTGATTAGAGCTGTGTACATCTCCGTTGATAATTTCATTAATAAACTCCTCGTCATTCATGTAATGTGCTAACATTCTTATTTCAAGACCACTAGCATCAATACCTACTAATTTATACCCATCGTCTACTACCCAACAAGCTCTACACTCTTCACCATAAGGAGAAGCTAGACTAGGAACTTGAGCCATGTTAGGATTTCTATGTGTCATTCTACCTGTTATGGTTCCATTATGAATAACAAAACCATGCACTCTATTATCCTCTGAAACTGCTTCAATCCATGAGTCAATTTGTGCTATTCTTTTTTGCAGTAATAAAAACTCTGCTATTAAACCTGCTTCATGGATATGAGTTATCTGAGATAAAGTTTTCTCATCAACTATTGGTTGATTTGTGGGAGTAAATCTTTCAGGTTTCCAACCCATCTCTATAAGATACTCTCCTATTTGTTTTCTTGAGCCTAAATTAAATGGCTCTAGTTTTCTTCTCATAAATGGCTCAAAATCGTTATTGGTTAGGCATGTATTATATTCATCATCTGTTAGACCCCTCTTCGATAATGAGCCATCTTTTTTAATATAAGGTTTAACTATTCTATCATCAACCCATCTAGGCTTAAATGTTTTATGAACTTCATCTTCTACACTTTGTAATCTTTCTCTTAATTGTGCAAGTAGTAAAGTAGCAGACTTACTATCAAAGCTAAATCCATTTATCTCTTGTTGATTCATTATTTTTGCTACTTGATGTTCTAAGTCTACACTTTCTTTTGAAAAACCTTTTGACTCTATTTGTAATCTTCTATAAACTAAAGTATTTAGTTGGACATCTCTAACGCAATAGTTTAACATCTCTGTTGAATAGTTTTGGTAATCATCAAACTCTATCTTACGATATGATAATCTATAACCCCAATTATCTAAGCTATGTCCTCCCTCTCTTGTTGGGTTGAACAACCTAGATAATACTAAAGTATCTACCACATTGTCCGTAAGTTTAATATTACTAAACTTTTCAACCATAGGTATATCAAAACCTAGGACATTATGACCTATCAACTGTTCGGCACTTTGTAAAAACTTATACCCCTCTTCTAGTTTATCAGGAGGAAACTTATAAATTTTATTAGTGTCTATGTCTTGTGCTACAATACACCATATCTTAGTAGCATTTAGGTCGTCTGTTTCTATATCAAATATTAATCTCAAAATGCATCTCCTTGTTCAGATTGTAAATCATCAAAATCATCTACAACTTCTGCTAACCTGCCCGTATCTCCATCATATAGTAAATGAGTAGCAAGTCCTACATCTCCTGTATATCTTGATTTTAATATTCTAACTTTTGTTGTTCTTGATTCATCTGGGTCAGTAGCCTGTTGATTTCTTTCTAAAGCTATCACACAATCAGATAACTGTGCTATACTATTAGAACCTCTAAGATGTGATAAGCTAACTTGTATGCCATTCTCATGTCCTTTATTACCATCAACTCGTCTTAGATGAGATACTAATATTATACCTGCACCTGTTTCTTCAACCATACTTCTTAGTCTAGTCATAATATTATCTATGGCTCGTCTTTCATCACCCTCAGATGTCGCACTAACTAGCATGTGTAAGTGGTCTATTACCACCCATTTACAACCACATCCTATAATCATAAATCTTAATTTAGAAAATATTTCATCTATATCTGTTGTACCAAAGTGAGCATGCACCCACACTCTGTTTTTATTATCACCATCATATAGTATATCAAAAAACTTATCTATATCATCTGTGCTAAATTGTTCTCGTATCTGGTCAATATAAAGTCTAGCATTAGCCTCAATAGATATAATACCATCTATTGTTCTTCGCCAATCTTCTTCTAAAGCTATAATACCTACATTATCCTGTGTAGTTTTTATTAAATGATGCTCTAACTCTCTTGTAACACTTGACTTACCTAGCCCTGTGCCACCTGTTAAAGTAACTAACTCTCCTTGCCTAAGTCCATATAACTTTTTGTTTAGTCCCTCCCAAGGATAAGGAACACTCTCTTTCTTTTCTCTGTTGTGAAACTTATCTCTAGTTTCAGAAACATTTATAACTCCACTAGGAGTATATGTTTTTGCTGACCACCATGCCTCAACAAACTCTTTATGCTTATTATTTTTAAGCATATCATTAGGGTCTTTCCACCCATTAGGCATTGTCATTATCTTACACTTAGCAGGTTTAAACAACCTTGCAACTTTTACTGATGCTTCTTTACCTGCTTTGTCATTATCAAAAGCAATAATAATATTTTCAAACTGCTCTAAAAATTCTAGGCTTTCTTTAACATCTTTTTCTGCACCTGCTGAACCTCTTTTAATGGATACTACTGCCCACTTACTACCTAGTAATTCATAGGTTGCCATAGCATCGCACTCGCCTTCTGTTATGGTTATGTACTTAGCCTTTTTAAACAGTTGCTGTCCAAACAAACCTGTGTTTTCAAATGAGCCACTAAGATAAAATCTTTTGTCTTTTGAGTATCTAGTTTTAGTAGCACTTAGTTCGTGTCCATTATAGTAAGGATAGAAATGTTGAATAACATCTCCTGCCTTATCATGTAGTGCAGTCACACCATACTTCTGTGCTGTTGCCTTACTAATTCTCCTATCGGTCAAGTCTGCAAATGTTCCTTGACCAACAGGATTATCGTAAGAAGATTTTTTTGTAGTAGTTTCCATTACACTTTCCCCATTAAATAATTTATTATAATCAGGCATAAACTCACCACAACTAAAACATTTAGCAGAGCCATCGGTGTTTATACCTACTGCATCGCTAGAATTACATAGTGGGCAAGGTTGATGCACCTTGTCAAATCCATTATTCATGCCACCCTCCATAGTGGTTTACTTATTATTATCCTCTGACTTGGCATCAGTTTCTACCAATGCCTCATCAGTTAATAAAGGTCTTAATTCTTCTTGTAGTTTATCGTTAGACTTTTGTAAACTAATTTGCATTTGATTGTTAAATGCCATTTGACTTACATAAGCCTGTATTTGTTGTCTTACTTTTTCATCAGAAACTTTTTCTGTATCGTAAGACTTACCATCAAAACTAATAATCATAATTAAAACTCCTCGTTGTCAGGGTCTGCTTCCCCATACTCAACTAAGTTATTAACCTTTACTGCAACTAACTCAGCAAAAGTTCCAAAGTCATTTGAGTAAGGTTTAAACTTTACTGTCACATCACTACCATTACCTACCAAAGTATCTAATGTATTACCATCAGTATCAATTAACTTTGGTGCAGGATTAGTAGCACCATCTCTGTTTGCAACTCTTTTAGCAAACTTAAAAGTAGGCTCTTCGTATTTTTCAGCACCTGATTTATCTTTAACTCTTGATAAACCAATGCTTTCTAAACGACTAGCTTCATCTTCATTTGTTGTCAAGTATATTAAATACTGACCGAACTTATTTGGTGTAGACACACTTGCCCACAACGAACTTCCATTAGCATATTCTACTGCCATAGTATAATCCTCCTATAGATTAAATTGTTGACCATTATAACATTTTTAGATTGAAAAGTCAATACCTGTTTTGAGGTATGTCACAGGCAAAACATTCAGAACTGAGTAGCATACGAAAAGGTGATTTATGAGGGCAATATGCTACACCTCTTTTTTAAATATTTTCTTCTTTTATTAATAACCAATCAGCAACAATTTCTGTAGCTGTATCATTGGATAATTTGAATTTGTTTTGTAATTGTGCAGGGTAGCCATCAATGTTAGCAACCGAGCTGTCTGTAATCTCATCTAAAAATGTGAAGTATGTTTTTATATTATTTTCCATAATTAAATTAATTTAGTGGCAGTTTTTTGAGCAGACCTGCCAACTACTGCCTACTCCAACTTTATACTCCTGCTCTAGGCTCTCAAGAGTTTTAGGTAGTCGCATCATGGTTTCTAGCACTTATTTGCGTTTCATCCTTGACTTCCCTCGTCACTCTGTATAAAACAGTACAGACTTCAAGATTTTATAAAGGCTCATTACCTACCTAAACTAAGAGCAAGGCGTTGTTTATATGCTTTCTAAAATATTGACAACCTAATGTCTTCAATCTCAAGCAAGCAGGATTTATACTTTAATATCTATCCTCTTCTCCGATAACCTTGCAAACTTTAAAATTTGACCCTCTAATTTCTCTTCTAACGAAAAGTTTTTTGGGTAGCAAGGGTAAGATACCCCCCTAATTTTAGTAATTATTAAACACATCTGTTATGATAGGCTCAACATAATCGTAGGCTACATCGTCAAATGTATATATAAAATTACCTCCTTGTGTTTGTTGTTTATTAAAAAATACAGGCTCATCAACCTTGTTTAAACTTTCTATCTCTTTATCAAACTGCTCTGCCTGTTGAGGTGTTAAATGCCAAGTCACTTCCCAAGGTGCTTCTGGGTGTGGGTAATATGTTATACCTTTATAACCAACATCTTCTTTTGTTTCTTTTGTCAAGTCTTTTAACATACACTCCCCTTTGCCATCTCGTCTATATCTTTAGATGATATTGTATCAGAAGATTGATTAGATAAATACTCTATCATTCCTCTAAACATAACTGTATCTGTCACAACACCCTCATGTTCAACACAATAATTAAACATATAATCTTTACAATCATCTTGTAAATCTTGTCGTGTTATCAAACACCATTCTTTTTCAACAAACTCATTAGCTTGTTCCATTATTAAATCATTAATTATATTACTCATCAAAAGTTTCCTTAAAATTCATTTTTACTCCTAACATATTTTCAAATAATTTCAATCCCTCTGTTGAATTTATTTCAGGCTCGTTAAAGTTTCTTCTTTCTTGGTTAGTTAAATGCAACCAATATCTAAAGTTTTCATAGTCTGTTTGACTATCGTTCCATTCCCATCTTAGTATTTCGCCCATCATTTTTATCTCCATAATTTTTTATCTTTATAAATTCATTTTCATCTGTGCCAATTAAATCTTGGCTATCATACCAATCATCAACTAACTTATCTAATTTTTCTTCCATATATACAACCTCCAAAGGTTAAAACAATTATAACATATAATTGACTTATTGTAAAGCATTTTCTTCAACATAATCTTTTAATTTAAAAATTACAAAATCTTTAAATGCGTTTTTAAATTCTTCCATATCCCAACCTCGTCTAGTATGATAACAAAATTCATATATTAAATTGTCATGCACTACAAAGTCTTGGTCAGTTTCTTTCATTCTATCACGAATACAATCAATAGTCAATGCCCAAATGACAAGAGATTTATTATCTTCTTCCCACTTAGTTATACTATCCCAATCTATTTTTCTTTTTCTACTTTCAAACCTAGTCATTATCTTCCTCAAAATTATCAGCATTTAATATACATTCCCAATCGCCACCATTACAATCAACTTCATCTGTATCGCCACCTCCAGAACAAAATATATCCTCTGCTTCTTCATACGAATTAGCCATAACGGAAGTTTCCTCTGTAATTAATACAGTATTACTAAATATATATTCTTTCTTCTTACTCATTATCCCCCCTTGTTTCTCTTTGCTCTTTCATATGTTTAATAATTTCGATTAACAAATCTTCAAAATCATCTTCGTTATATAAATCTAATAGTTCAACTATCATACTTGTATTTGATTTCATGTTTCCTTTTCCTCCTCACTATTAAACCAAACTGCAAAACCTACTGCTATTGATACAAACAATAAGAAAAATATTATTATCTCAGCATTCATCATTCATCTCCTCATAACAAACACCACAAAGCATCGCATCTTTTGGCACTTCATCTATAGTTTTATAACCTTTACTTTCATAATTGTTATAGTCGGTAATATAATCAGCTTTATAGCCACACTCGTTACAACAACCTCTACTCATCTTCGTTCTCCTGTCTTATTTCCTCTATTGTTATCTCGACACCTAAATCATCATTAGTTGTTAAAATGCTTTCTAACTGACATTCTTTTAGGTCGTAGTTATCCAAATGATAGAAAATTACTTCATCATTATCGTCAAACTTTTTTAAAGTATTTATAAGGTCTTTAACTTTCATCATTCACTCCTTGTTCTTCACTTGCCTCTAGTATTGCCTCGTCCATAATTGGCTCAGTAATCTCATAACAACTATCCCAATCATCATTCTGAGCAAAACTAACTGCTCTTGGAAAGTAGTAAGAGGCTCTCCTATTCTCATTACCACCACCATTATTATACAAATCGTAGTAAGCATTAACAAGTTTTCTAAACCTTTCTAGTTTAGGATTATCCTCTGCATTTTCTACTTCATCTATATCAGGTATCAACTCCATTAGTTTATCTCCTAACTCTTGATACTTACCATTACTATTCCAATAATTACTCATTTCTTTTTCTCCTATGTATTTAAAAACATTTCTTTATACTCTTGATATTCAGAAACCCAAATACCTTTTTTATCGGTCTTTGTAAATTTATCCATAAGATAATTAAAAAAATCAAAATGTTTTTTATCATCTTCTTTTATAGATTTATATTTTTCACAAAACCTATCGCATAATTTAAGTTCTTCTACTATTGGTTGAATGATGTACCATTTACCAAGTTCATCAAATTTACTTAAATCTTCATTAAATGGTAAGAACACATCTAACTTATCATCTCTTTTGTCAAAGACTGTATTATAACACCTTGTTATTTTTAATAACCAGTCATAATCATACTTCATCTTTGTTCTCCTAACTTTTCTAATATCATACTCCAAGATTTTTCTATGTCTGAAGTATCTCCGTCTGCCCAAGCAACTTCTCTAGTAATAACATCATCAATAGTATTTATTGCCTCGTCTATTGTTGTTGGCAAGGGGTATGTTTGCCACTCACTACCCCCCATTATGCCATCAGTTATTAAGTCTGCTTGTGCCTTAATATCTTTATCGTCTATCATTATACACCTATGAATGAAAGATAGTGCTTACCAAAGTTAAATACTCTGCCTCGCCCTGTAGCATAAGTGCCATACTTACTTTGCCTACCTCTCTTATGATATGCAACTCTAAATTTAAAACCTAGAATACTACAATGTGTGTATCTAGTATTGAGGTAATTATTACCACTAAAAGTTTTTATGCTAAACATATTGCCCTCCTTGTTGGCTCGTTTAAACAGACTACACTTTTTTATGTAGTAGTAGTCTTTTACTACAAAGGTGTGATGAGGGAAAATACACAGTTGCAATCCACATATTTTCCCCAGACCGAGTGAGCTGACCACTGCCCTACACTTGCCGAACAAGTGGTGGGATTCGAACCCACGACCTCTCAGTCCTTAATTTTTGCTACGATTCACACATATCGTAGGTTCTGATATTGTTTTGTTGGGTATCCCCTACCTTCAGTTCAATATAAGACGAAACAACTCTCTTATTCGCCAAGAATCTTATATAGACTAGCTTATCTCTTACTCATCACAGATATTTCAATCATTACCTCTATCCTTTCTCAACAGTATCTCTAATCACCCCCACCCCATAACATTCAATTTGACTTTCATATTCTGCTCAGTCTATGTCTTTCGACTCTTTAAGCTGTTGTTAGCTCTGTTATGTTGAGTTTACCTAGTTTTCATTACAAAAAGCGATATTGTGGTTTTCATGTCAGCATTACCTCTATACAAGGTTCATCTCCATGTGCCTAGTAGCTTAATTCAGCATTAAGACTATTACCTCTTAAGTTCATACTTGTCTAAAAGCAAGTTCGGTATCCTGTCCTCTACTTCAATTAACCCAATGTATTACTTCTCTGCCCCACAAACATTAACATATATCCTACTCTCTCTGCTATCTTATCCCTAAGACTACTCAAGTCCTCAGATATAAAGATGTCTTTTCACCTATGTCTGTCTACACTTCATATAGTTTTATATTTTCAGAAACCATTCCTGATGGTATCAAAACATATCATTAAGTTAGTTTAAGAAACAAGAACCCTCTCGGTGAAAATGTGTTCTAAATCTTGCCTCAGTGGAGTTGCCTCTTTGTTTTATATCGTCAAACTCCCAAGCCGATATTTAAGTATTGTTTCATACTTTTTTAATCTTGTCAATAGTAAAATTAAAATAAGTATATGTTTTTATTTTTATTCTTTTTCTTGTTGCTTTGCTAACCATGAATTAGCAACCTCACTTAAATATTTGTCAGTAGTTTTATTCATTCGCTCTTGAGTAGTTATTACGATTTTATAAAATGCCATTTTATTACTATAATTAACATCATCATCTGCTAATATTTTTTCTTTGCTATCTTCTAATTCTTCTAGTAAATCTTTCTCAATACTATACAGCTCATAATTTTTATCTTCATAACTTTTACTATTCATAATTTTTACCTCAAAATGTTTAATCCAATTATTGCAAACAATATCACTAAACTAAATTGGAATAGTTTAACTTTATAAAAATGATTATCATACACATAATCTAATTTGTTAAATAATTTTTTCATATTACTCCTCATTATCTCTTTCAACAGTATATGTGCCAACTGTATTCCCATTTATATCAATACATTTTCCAAAATCTCTATGCTCAAATTTTGGCATTATTTCTTTTAGTATTCTTTCAACTTCAGCATATTCGAATGTTGGATTTTCGGAATCTTCACACCCATTCCAAAATGCTGAGTTGGTGGTTTCTATATTTATATTTATTTTCATATTACTACTTTACCCCCTCAATTTCGTTCCAATTTTCATCTAAGACTTTTTCACTATTTGCCCATTTCCAATCGATATCAAATTCTTCAAAATTTGAAAAAGTTTCTTCAGTACCATCTTTATAATAAATACGTAATGTACAGTATCTAATTGAATAATTTTCTACCTTATCCCAATCAATACCCCCTACGTCAAATTGAATATCTTTAATATAGTTTGCTTGTATATATTTTGCTTTGCTCATTACTCTATCTCCACAATTTCATAGGTACTACTCTCACCCAAATTTACATCAATATAAGTTTCTGCCTCATCTACTGATTTAAAAGATTTATCTAGCAAATAAGTAGTCATAGTATCTCGGTATCTTATTTTGAATATTTTCTCTGTTTGTTCTTTAAATTCTTTATCTTTCATCAGACACCTCTCCTTAACAAAAAGCCCTATTTTTTGCTTGATGCAATTTAATTTCAGCTAAGTTCATTAACTTTTTTAATCTTCTTTTATGATGAGGTAAATTTGGCTCACAAAACAAAGCTCCCTCAATCCAATTTTTAGTTTTTTGAATTTCATTAACTAAATTTTCTAACTCTTTAATTCTAACACTTAAATTAATGTCATTATCAATCGTATGTTTTCTATTATCTTTTTGCATTTTACACTCCTAAAAATTTGGGAAAGCTAGGAAATTTCTGCTTGGTATCTCTAGCATGAATTGTATATCTAGCGTTCCTTGTTTTTATAACTTTGCCTTTACTGTTTATGGTATCGCCAAAATCATTATACCTTTTTATACTTTCCAATCTAACACAATTATTTGTAAAAGTCAAGACTAAATTTTTAACATCAAACTTTTGTCTAACTTTTTCTGTTAAGACTGTGCCACTACTTTTATGTTGTATAATATAAAAGCCATTATTTTTTACAACATTAAATTTTCTTTTATCGAATAGTAATTTATCTATCATAATAAAAACCCTCATTAAGTTTTAAAATTAGTATTTGTTAAGTAGTAAATTTAAACCCCACATTTAATAAAGATTTTACTAAACATAGGGTTTAAAAATTATAACCTACTTAAAAAATCTTTGCATAAGTCATCAACAGTATAACCAAAGTTAATATTAAAATCGCCAAAACAATCTAAGAAAAAACTTGCATCTCTTTTGAGGGCTAAGTAAATTTCCTCTTGCGTTGGGTCAATGGTATACATTACTCTGTCATAATGCTCATGCTCAAAGTTAAAAAACAGGTCGGAAACATTTACATTTAACATATTTCAATCCTATTAATATAATTAACAAACACATAATACCCTATAAATTTTATATTGTCAAGTAATATTTATAATTAATTATAATATTTTAAATATTATAATACTTATAAAAATTATTAATAATAATACTTATAAAGTATTGTAATAAAGACTATCACAACTTTTGTTAAAATGCAAGAACTTTTTTAATTATTTTATAATAAGAAATAATACATACTTTTTTTACTTTATCCCTTGACAAATTAAAATTGTTTCTCTCGTTGTCATATTTGAGTTTTAAGACCTGTTTATCATATATGCATATCCTAGCACTAAAAACTTTTTCTAAACTGTTCCATAAATGTCAAGCATTTTATAATAAATGTTACATAATTGTAACAATCAAACTTATAACATAATATAAATATTGTTTATATATAACTAAAATTTATATTGTAATATAATTATTATTTATATCTTACAACATAATTAAAATTAATAATTAAATATAAATATTATTTATACATAAGTGTAAGTTATAGTATAACATAAATAAAAATTATGACACAAAAAACTTGACAGAAAAATATTTTTGTTGTAGTATTATATAATGGGGAGATATACGCAAATTTTTTGGACATTTAAAATAAAAAAACCCCTAAATTAATAGAGGTTTCTTAGGGGATTATAAATTTTATTCTTCATTTAAATCTGTTAATATAAATTCCCCCCTTTCTATTAACTTCAATACTTTCTTTTTGTTGAGGTCAAAACCCCATTGTCCTAAGAAATTATAAAGATGTTTTAAAGTAGTCCTTGAATAATCCCAAGCCCACTCATCTAAATATACTTTATTTCTCCATTCTTCTTGCTTTACAATAGCAATAGTAGAGTTATAACTTTGAAAAATAGTGAATTTATCTCCTATTATTTCAAATTGGTTAGCAACTTTGTTGCCATTCGCATTAGTAATATTTTTCACTTTAATATTCATTATTAAAATTATGCACATTTTAAAACCTGTGTCAATGGTTTAAATAAAAAAATATAGGTTTATTTTACCCCCTTGCTCTACCCTTACCAAATATAAAAGAATTCGTTAGAACGCAAATAAGAGCTTTTAAAAGACAAAAAAAACCCCCATATTACAGGGGGCTAAGTTTAAGATATTATTTTAAAATATGCCTTGCCTTTCCTCGTCAGTCAATAATGTTACCATATTTGTATCATCATCAAGGTTTGGAACTTCGCCAATATTTTTAGTATCTTTATTTAATTTTATTTCTTCTTTTTGCACATTATGAATATTTATCTTTACCATTTTTGTACCTCCTTAAAATGTGTAGTTAAATAATTCATGGAGTAATAATGACAAATTATGAAATGGTGTCAATAGTTATATGAAAAAAAACCCTCTTTTTTTGCCATATCATTTTTTGGGTTGTTTGTCAAGGGGTTTATGCAACTTTGTAAAATCTTGCAAAATGTATTTTTTAATTTTACAAGCTCATTAAATTTTGCAAGGGCTTGTTTACTAGATTTTACACATTTGTAAAATTTATAAAATGATATAACTTTTGTTTATATGTAACAATTTTGCAAACTGTTTTAAAAACCCTTGCATAATTTTGTAAAATGTGATAAGGGCTAGGCACTGTATAAATAGACAGTATTGACAACCTTTGTAAAATATGTTATAGGGGTGGGCAGAGTGCCATGGGGGGTGTACTGGTATATATATAATGGACATACATTTCACAAAGATTTATGGTGTTAACCAGATAAAATCGCCTGTAGTTTTAATGTAATTTTTAACAAGGTTTTGCAAGGGAATATATAAGACTTGTTTGACTCGGTTGTATATTAGGTGTATATGCAACCCTGCCAAACTTACAGTTTTATTATACACTTTTATTTGTTATTTGTCAAGGGGTTTGGCAAACTTTACACAATTTGCTTAATACTATTGACAAACTGGTAAATAAAATGTATAATATGTTTATGAGTTATTTAGAACCTCGTAAGAAAACTCTTACTGAGAAACAACAAAAGTTCTTAGATTGTCTTGTGGAAACACAAGGCGACCCTAAACTAGCAGCCGAATTAGCAGGTTACTCAGGCAATCATCAACAAGTATTAAAAAGTCTTAAAGATGAAGTGATAGATTTAGCCTCGGAGGTACTTGCAAGGTCTGCACCTAGGGCAGCTTTTAAGTTAATTGAAGTTATGGAATCGAATAGACCGGTGCCACAAGCTAATAATAAACTACAAGCAGCTCAAAATATATTAGATAGAGTCGGTGTTACTAAAACAGAACGACTTAATGTTAATCATACTTCGTCAGGGGGTATTTTTATTCTGCCTGAAAAACAAGAAGTAATAAATGTTGATTATGAGGATTTAAATAATGAGGATATTCCTAACTGAAATAACAGACCCACTAGACAATAAAAAGTTTATTGGTCCATATATAAGAGCAGAATCGTTAGCAGAAGCTGAAAAGATTGCTTATGAGTATGAATTAATTTTGGTTGGTGAATTACACGAATTAAGAGTAGAAGAAGAGGAACCTAAAAAAGTTATACACTAATGCCACATGCCGATAGAAAAGCAGCAATGCTAAAAAAATATGGATTGAAAGGAGTTAATAAAGCTAAACGAACTCCTAAACATCCTACTAAATCGCATATGGTCTTAGCTCAAGAAGGTCATAAGATAAAACTTATCAGATTTGGTCAACAAGGTAAAAAGGTTGGTACTTTAGAAGGTACAGCTGGTAAGCCTAAAGCAGGTGAGTCGGCTCGTATGAAAGCAAAAAGAAAATCTTTTAAAGCTCGACATGCTAAGAATATTGCCAAAGGCAAGATGTCAGCAGCATGGTGGGCAGATAAAGTTAAATGGTAAATACTATGTTAGATAAAATATTACAATGGTTGGGTTTTATCTGGGTTAGAAATAGAGATTCAAAAGGTCGCTATGTTCCAGATAAAAAGAAAACTAAGTTTAGAAACGAGGCTTGGACACTAAAAAGAAAATAATGCCTCAAATAAATAGTAAAGAACACCCAATAAAATTTAAAACAGGTACTATAGCTGGTAAAGGTTCTAAAGCTAGACCCGGAGTATACACAAAAGAATATAGAAATAATTTTGATAAAATATTTGGAGTAAACAATGCCCAGAAAAGCAAAGAAAAAAAGTAAGTCTCGTGTTAATGAAGCTGGTAATTATACCAAGCCGACTATGCGTAAGAGGCTTTTCCAGAGGATTAAAGCCGGTTCTAAAGGTGGTAAACCCGGTCAGTGGTCAGCTCGAAAAGCCCAGCTTTTAGCCAAAGAATATAAAGCTAAAGGTGGAGGCTATAAATAATGTCTCGTAGTGCAGCTCAAAGAGCAGCTATTGCGATAGCAAAAAAGAAATCAGGAAAGTATAACAAAGCAGGAAAAAGGACAGCACCATATGCCAGACCCAAAAAAAGGAACAGGAAAAAAACCAAAAGGTAGTGGTCGTAGATTATATACTGACGAAAATCCTAAAGATACAGTTAGTATAAAGTTTGCAACCCCAGCAGATGCTAGAGCAACTGTTGCTAAAGTTAAAAGAATAAAAAAACCTTATGCTCGTAAAATACAAATACTTACTGTCTTAGAACAACGAGCCAAGGTTGCAGGTAAAAACGAACAAGCAAGAATAGCTAAGAAAGGCAAAGAAGCTATTAGAAAAAAACATAAAAAAACAAAGTGAAGTATGAACAACAACTTGAATTACACTTACAAGTTACAAGAGATGCAACTCCTGAAGAGTGTCAAGAGTGGTTTGAACAAGAGCTTAAACCTCAAGCAGATATACAGTTTAAGGTAATTTTGTTAGCAACTATTATGCAAGTTGTATCATGGTTGTTAGTTATGTCTTCATTTTTTTGGAAAATTTAATATGGCAAGAAAAACTAAAAATTTAAAAAAGTCTCAAAAGAGTCTAGTAGAATGGGGTAATCAAAAATGGCGAACTAAGTCAGGTAAACCCTCTGCTAAAACTGGAGAAAGATACTTACCTGAAAAAGCTATTAAGTCTTTAACAGCAGCTGAATATGCTGCAACAAGTCGTAAAAAAAGAAAAGATACTAAAAAAGGTAAACAGTTTTCTAAACAACCTAAAAAAATAGCTAAAAAAGTAAGAAAGTATCGTAGGACAAAATAATGTTATTGCCTGATGGTTATATAAGAAGAACCTCATCAACTATACCTTTTGGTTATGAGGAGTCAAATGTAGTTGGACATTTAAAACCTGTACCAGAACAACTAGAAGCATTAGAAGTTATTGAAGACATGTTAAACAAACAAGAGATAAGTTTACAAACAGCATCAGATTGGCTAGACTACAAAGTAGGTCGAACATTATCAAAAGCCGGACTTAAAAAACACATGGATAAAAAATATGGCAAAGAGAGGCAGACCAACACTAGATGAAGTTCTTAGTGATGTAAAAAAAGCAAAAGCTCAAAAAACTAAAGTTAAACGAACTTTAAAAACCAAAGAAGCTCAAATTAAAAAGTTGGAAACAACTTTAAACAACAAAAAAAATTCCTTAAAAAAATCTAAAGAAGTTTTGTCTAAACTTGACAATACTTCAGATAATCAAGTTATATCAGAAGATAAATTAAAAGATTTGCCACAATCAGTAGCTGATGCCATAAGTTCAGATACAGTATTGTTTCAACCCAACGAAGGACCACAAACTGATTTTTTAGCTGCAGATGAAAAAGATGTTTTATATGGTGGTGCTGCTGGTGGTGGTAAATCCTATGCTATGTTAGTAGACCCTCTAAGATACTGCCATAAGAAAGCACATAGAGCTTTAATTCTTAGAAGGTCTATGCCTGAACTTAGAGAACTTATTGATAAGTCTAGAGAATTATATCCACAAGCATTTCCCGGTGCTAAATTTAGAGAAGTTGAGAAAGTTTGGAACTTTCCATCAGGAGCTAAAATTGAATTTGGTTTCTTAGAAAAAGATGCAGATGTTTATAGATACCAAGGACAAGCATATTCTTGGATAGGTTTTGATGAGATAACACATTTACCTACAGAGTTTGGTTGGAATTATTTAGCATCTCGTTTAAGAACAACAGATAAAAGTATTAAAACATATTTAAGATGCACAGCTAATCCCGGAGGTGTAGGTGCTAGTTGGGTTAAAAAAAGATATGTAGACCCTTCTGAAAATAATACATCTTTTGTGGGAGCAGATGGTCTATCAAGAAAATTTATTCCTGCTAAATTAGTTGATAACCCATATCTTGCTGAAGATGGTGTATATGAAAAAATGTTACAATCTTTGCCTCCAACACAAAGAAGACAATTACTTGAAGGTAATTGGGATATTGCAGAAGGTGCAGCATTTGCAGAATTTGAAGTAGAAAATCATGTAGTGGCTCCTTTTGAGATACCTGTGCATTGGCAAAGAGTAAAAGGAATAGACTATGGTTATGCTTCAGAGAGCTGTTGTTTATGGGGTGCAGTTGATATAAATGATGGAACTTTGATAATTTATCGAGAATTATATCAAAAAGGCTTGACAGGAGAAGAATTAGGTAGTATAATATCTAGTATGGAACTAGAAGACCCAGTTTCAGTTTCAGGGGTACTTGATACTGCAGCTTGGGCAAGAACAGGAACAACCGGTCCTACTGTTGGAGAAACTCTGCAAAAAATGGGTCATAAACTCAGAAGAGCAGATAAAAATAGAGTACAAGGAAAAATACAAATACATGAGTATTTAAAAGTGCAACCTAGTGGCAGACCTAGATTACAAATTTTTAATACTTGTAAGAATTTAATTAGAGAATTGCAAAGTATTCCATTGTCTAAAAATAATTCTGAAGATGTAGATACCCATGCCTCAGACCATGCTTATGATGCATTACGATATATGATAATGAGCAGACCAAGAGTGCAGTCTACTTACGATGAATTAAAAAGATTAAAAGAACAATCGTATTTTAATCCAGCAGATTCGACTTTTGGATATTAATATATGGCAGACGAAACAGAAAATTCTTTTTTAAACGCAGACAACATATACGAAAATGTTGAAGGTGAAGCTGGAAAAAATTTAAATCTTATACCAGACCAAAAAATTAATTTAGTTGGTTTAGTACAAAGTCGTTTTGGTTTAGCAGAAGATGCAAGAGATTCTGATGAAACAAGATGGCTTGAGGCTTACGAAAACTATAGAGGTCTTTATGGTAAAAGAGTTAAATTTAGAGAGTCAGAAAAATCTAGAGTTTTTGTAAAAGTTACAAAGACAAAAGTATTAGCTGCATTTGGTCAGTTAGTAGATGTTTTATTTGGCACTGGTAAGTTTCCAATAGGTATTAGTGAAACTAAAATATCTGAAGGTGAGTTTGATAATGTATATCTAGATTCTCAAAATCCTCAACCCGGAATAGAAATGTCTGAGCCTATGGAAATAGAGCCAGATAATATTGGTAATCAAATAGGTGGACCTTTTGATGTTGGTTACGAAGGTGATGGTAAAGTTTTAAAGCCCGGAGCTACTTTTGGCGATGGGATGTTTGAAGAAAATGAGTTATCATTAGAACAACAAGCAGAAAATTTAGGAATATTACAAGAAGGTTTAGTTCCTAATCCACAAACACCTGAAATGTCTCCAGCACAAAAAGCTGCGAGAAGAATGGAAAAACTTATCCATGACCAAATAGAAGAATCAAATGGTTCTTCAGAAATGAGAAGTGCGTTACTTGAGGCAGCACTATTAGGAACAGGAATTATTAAGGGTCCTTTTAATTTTAACAAAACTCTTAATAATTGGCAAATGAATGAAATGGGTGAAAGACAATATTCACCTGTGCAAGTTAGAGTTCCAAGAATTGAATTTGTAAGCTGTTGGGATTTTTACCCAGAACCCGGAGCAACAAATGTCGAAGAATGTGAGTATGTAATACATAGACACAAACTAAATACTTCACAACTTAGAGCATTAAAAAATATGCCTTATTTTGATAAAGAAGCTATTAGAGAAGCAATTCAAAATGGACCTAACTATATTGAAAAAGACTTTGAAAGTCAGTTAAAAGAAGATTATGATACTGAAGATGCTTATGGTAATGCTTTTGAAGTCTTAGAATATTGGGGGATTATGGATGCTAAGTATGCCGAAGAAGTAGGTATAGAATTAGCAGACGAAATTGATGAGCTTGATGAAGTGCAAATTAACGCATGGATTTGTGGTGATAAGTTACTAAGAGCAGTAATAAATCCGTTTACACCATATAGAATACCTTATCATGCTTTTCCTTACGAAAGAAATCCATATAATTTCTTTGGTATAGGAGTTGCTGAGAATATGAACGATTCTCAACAAATTATGAATGGTCATGCTAGAATGGCTATTGATAACTTAGCATTATCAGGTTCTTTGGTATTTGATGTTGATGAATCAGCATTAGTAGGTGGACAATCAATGGAAATATTTCCGGGTAAAATTTTTAGAAGACAAGCTGGAATGCCGGGACAATCTATATATGGATTAAAGTTTCCTAACACTGCACCTGAAAACATGATGATGTTTGATAGGTTTAGACAACTTGCTGATGAACAAA